ATAGAGAAAGATGAGTGATTGATATTAGGTCTAAAGCAAAATTCAATATACCCAACATAACATTCGTCTTTCTCACTTTTATCGAAGAGAAACCCAGTTGTCATAAATTTGGTTGATTCGGTGTTTAATTTATATACAGCCTCTTTAATTCTTGGTAATTTTTCGAATTCTGTTATTAAATCTATTTTGTCTGGGTGTTCAACTAAGTTAAAGCCACCATTATTTGAAGCCCCATCCTCAAAGTTACTTCCATACGGAAAATTTTTCCAAGAACCATCAACTCTTTTTACTGCCATTTCAATTTCTTACCTTTAGTAATTTGTGTGTTTTAAAGTACCGTGTCGGGTCACGGTTTTATTATCCAGCCTAAAAAAAATTGATTTAGGCTGTTTATATATCAGAATATTTTTCTAAAAATTCATCTATCCATTCTTGTGCTGCCTGAAGATTGGTTATATCTGTTAACTTCAGGTTGGTTTCTTCTGCTTCATTAAAGCCTTCAATAATAGCTTCAAAGATATTTGCCTCACTGATGACCTCGCGTGCCATTTCAGCAGCGTCATAGCTCTGCTTGGCTTTTTTAAGAGAAGTTATTTGTTTATCAATTCCTGCACCAATTTTTCCTAATGCTAATTTGAATTCTTGACGATTGATCGTTAGCGCAGTTTTTGATTTATTAAGTGTTGCGATCATTATGTTCTCTTTTTTAAGTAATTTTAATTACACAGCTCGCTAAAACTGGCAAGTAGAGCACTAAGTTGCGGCGGGTTCAATGATTTAATAACCATTTGGATGCTCTTGTCTATGCTGACTTGGAGGAACAATATCTGTGATAGCTGTAATGCTTTCAACCTCATCCATGTTAAAAGTTAGGCGTTCCCCTCCATTTACTGCAATAAGACTTAACACATCATTCTGTATGCCAATAAACTCTTTAATTGTGCATCGTCCATCTTTAAGACAAACTTGGACGAATTCCATTGGTACTGGTTCGGCATCTGGATCGCATACAACATACCAGCCGTTGCGGATTGCTGGAAACATGGAGTCACCTGTACCCTTTACAGCATATGCTTTTGATCCTGCCGTATGTGTTGGTATGTAACCGTCTCCACTGTTTCCATCGTATCCCATATCAACAAAGAATCCATCCATCCCCATTTTTGAATATGCTTTGACAGGTACCCAGCGCTTAGATGAAGGTAAGAAAGGTTTTTCAAAAATATTTGAAAATAAAACCGCTTCGTCTGACTCAGAAATATTGTATTTCTTTTTAAATTCTTCGATATCTAGCTGATTAAATTTGGGAATAACAGTTTCTTGAATGTCTCCTGTCCCAGAGGCCAACCATGTAGGATTAACTTTTAGAAATTTAGAAGCTCGAAGTAAATTTTCGCCTTCCATAGTTTTTGATTTCCCAGATAGCCAGTCACTCACGGATGGCGGTTTAACTCCTACTGCACGAGCAAGATCAACACCCTTAATTTTTTTGGGTGGTAAAACTTCCATAGCGTACCTGAGACGCTCAGCAAGAGTGTTCATAAACTATCCTCACAATATTAGGAAATCCTAACATAAATTAAATTAGGTATTCCTATTGATTAAATGTAAGGAATACCTAATAATTAATAAAAAATTAGGAGCACGTTATGAATGACGCACAACTTATTGATCTTTTGGGTGGTGTCACTGCGGTAGCAAGACTTCTAGGTATTGCACCGTCATCCGTAAGCGGGTGGAAAGCTATACCCATTGATCGAAAAATCAGACTTGCAGTAATTGCAGAAGATCTTGGCTTAGTAACTAGAAAGGAACTGTTCCCAGATAGTTACCAAGATATCTGGATAGAACTACGTCCTCGGAATGCAATTAACAAAAACATTGGAACATTAACCGCTTAGGAACTTAACCATGAGCAAATTATCAATTGAATTAAGCGCAAGAGCTAGAAATACACATTCACTTATATTGCAATCTCTTGGAAGTGTAGTGAATGCAACACTTGGAGAGGAAATTGGCTTTGATGGTCCTTGGGTTTCTAAGTTTAAAAATGATAAGAAAAACAATGGCTTGACCGATCTTGAAACACTTTGCGTTTTATTGGACAAACTTGGGCTGAAAGTCATCCCTGAAAGTTATGAGTGTTATGACAAGAAATTTGTAGAAGCAATCTTTTTCTTGGCTCGTATGCAAATCACTCACTCTGCGGATATTAACGATTACCAGTTTGCGTCTATAGCTCCACGCTTGGCGGAATTTGGGTATTAAAAAACCACTACCTGCGCGAACAGGAGTGGTTTCAATTCATTAATTTAGGAACCAATGAATATGCAAACTAATTTATCAAATCAACAGCAAATAATCCAGTCTTGGTATGAACCAGCTCTTAAAACTTTAGAGGATCTACTGGAAGTACGTAAGCAGAATTTGCGAGACCAAAAACGTGATGAAAATAATGCAGCAGTAAAACGTGATGAGTTTATGTATGCACTTTCTGTGCAGCACAGAATGCCAATTTTCCATGCTGGTCAAATCATCTCAAGTTTATATCGGGCTAAACGGATCCGTTACCTAGGTAGCACTTTCATTCAGATGAATGAAGAGGGGGATAAATGAGCTTAGATGCAACCATTTGGGCTTTCAAAGCAGAGGTGAAAACCTCAAGTCAAAGACTCATTTTATTAGCTTTGGCTGATAGAGCGGGAGAATCTCACAAGTGTTACCCAAGCATTAAACGTATGGTTAAAGACACTGTACTTAACCGTAAAACAGTGATCAAAGTATTAGATGAGCTTGAGGCAATTTCATTAATTAGATTTACAGGTGAAATCACTGGAAATGGTGTAAAGGTTTACCAGTTAATTGGTGTGTTGGGGCGTGAAGAAAATGATTTAACCAGTCCCAAAAAGGGGGCTAGTACCAATAACGGAACTAGTTCCAATTTCGGTACTGGTTCCAAAAACGGTACTAGTACCAATAATGGGACCGCAACCAGTCCCAAAAACGGTACCGAGACCAGTCCCAATATTGGGACACAGAACCTATCAGGGAATCTATCAATAGAATCTAAAAATAAAAAAACATGGTTGAGTTTAAAAAAACTTGGTGAAGAAATTCTTTTGGCAACTGATCAGGAAACTTACGAGAAGATCAAAAGCGCAAATTGGTTTGATCGAGAATTACGTGCATTTGAACTCTATAACGCTCAGAAGAATCTTTGTGATGAGCTCATGAATTACCACTTTGCAGATTGGTTAATCAACGCATGTGGCAAATACCAAGCACGTGAGCAAGCTAAAAACCCAAAAGCTGGAACACAGGTTCGAGTCTCGCAGGGGGAATCAAACACACTCAGTTCTAAACAGATTTACTCATTTGCTCAAAAACTTTCTGTTCTTCCTGAGTTTGCAAGTAAATACGCTGAAGGTAACGAGAGCTATGAACAACTTGCAGCACGTGTAGCAGTGAAGCTTGCAGATCCTGAGCAACAGCAAAAATTGATGCCTTACTTGATTCAAGTTGGATTTCAACAGGGCAAAGGAGCAGCAGCATGAATAAATTCGAGATTTTAGCGTGGGGCTTACTCATTTCATTTTTTACGGCTGCTCTTAGCGGCGTGGTCGTTCTTTGGTGGATAGCAAGAAAGGAGTCAATTGAGGAATGAGTTCAATGAGCCTTGCTGAATACCGTGAATTATTTCCTATTCAGAAAAGTAAAAAGCGCCGTTCAGCAAAGCAAATACGTGAACCAAGTGTAGGGGAGGTTTTATTAGTAACACATCTTAAAGCCTGCAAGATTGATTTCGAGCAGGAATATAAATTCCATCCGAAACGCAAATGGAGAGCAGATTTTTTAATTACGGGCACTAAGATTCTGGTAGAGGTTGAAGGTGGGATCTGGAGCGGAGGTCGTCATACGAGGGGCAAAGGTTATCTAGGAGACATGGAAAAGTACAACGAAGCAGCAATTATGGGGTTTACAGTTTTACGGTTCAGTACAGAGCAAGTTAAAGCAGGCGTGGCGATTAAACAAATTGAGCAATTGGTGGGGTGATTATGAATATGCCAGTACAACACATTTTACAAACGGTCGATTGGTCTAAGTATAGTTTTGAAGAATGGTGTCGCCAGTTAGGAGCATGGCTAAACGGTGATACTGAAACTATGGTCAAAATTGTTAAAACCATGCCAACTAAACGCATCACTCAAAAACAACGTGAGCAATTAATGGCTATGTATATGAGCGATGAAAATTTAAAAGATCGCTTGTGTACTCGTCGTAAGGGCACTTGCTGTCAATTAAACGATAACGAAGCACGTGCAATCCATAGATTGATACTTGATCTTCAATCTATAGATGATGAGGTGCTTCAAGAGTGGATTGGGGCGATCTGGTGGCATTACGTTATGGGTGAGTCAATTCGTGATATTGCAAAGAGTAGTGATACATATGGTTCGCAAATTCAACAGGACATTAAATGTGGCTTAGCCTTTATCAAGTCACGTTATCCGCATTTTCAAATTGAAAAGTTCATTAAGATAGTAGTAATTGAAAATCAATATTCTTGACTGTAAATACAGGGTGTGGCATATTCGTGTTACAGTGTTCGAAGTGTAAGTGGTTCACTGGTATTAAAGCTCATCATTTGGTGGGCTTTTTTTGTTATAATAATCTTAATTAAAATTATGGTATTAAGTTGTGACAACTAAGTACAATAGAACTATTGCAGAA